GCACCAACTGTTTTATCAGGCGTTGCAGGTGAAATGCTTACGAGTGAGATGTCCGTCTCAATCATGACAAGTTGGAGTTAAAATGAGCGAAATTATAGATGTTCCTTCCGAGGACAAGGCTTGGCTTGAAAAAGTCGGGCAGATAACAAAAACAGAAAAGCCAAAACCATTACTAAAGAAAGATGAGGAATAACCAATGGCTGTATTTCTAAATAACAAGGTCGGCGTAAAGGTTAACACCGTTGATCTTTCTGACCATGTGACTGCGGTCACACTAAACCGTTCATTTGATGAACTTGAGGTAACGGCAATGGGTGATACAGGTCACAAATTCGTAAAAGGCTTGGAAGCCTCAAGTGTAACCATTTCCTTCCTAAACGACACCGCTTCAGCCAATGTTCTTGCAACACTTCAGGCTGCTTGGGGTACTTCAGTTACCTGTGTTTTACTTCAGGAAAAAGGAACTGCTGTTAGCGCAACAAACCCTCTTTATACATTCACCGCATGAGTAAATAACACAACCGACATTAACGGCGGTGTTGGAGATATTGGTATGCAGGATGTAACATGGACTGTTAACGGTGCTATTACCGTTGCAACCACAGGTACATTCTAAGGAGAAAAAATGATTAAACTTCGGGTGACTAAGGCTTCAGGGGATGTGTCGGATTACGATATAACCCCTGCACTTGAATACGCGTTTGAACAAAATTTTAAATCAGGATTTCATAAAAGATTTCGTGATGAAGAAAAACAGAGTGATGTTTATTGGCTTTCTTGGGAAGCAGAGCGTCGCGCTGGTATAACCGTTCCCCCATTTGGTGACAAGTATCTAGAAACTCTATCTAAGGTAGAGATTATGGATGCCGACTCCCCAAATGGGTAACGCGGTATGACTTTACTTATTTAATTGCGCAATTAGCAGTTGAAACTGGCATACCGCACTCAGAGTATTTAAACATGGATAGATCATTGTTAAGAGCAACAATCGCCTATCTAAGAGACAGAGCAAAAAAGGTGGAAGATGCCAGTAGAGGTAAAAGGTCTCGTTGAAACAAAACGAGCATTAAAGAAATTTACACCCGACCTCTACAAGGTAATGAATCAAGAAATTCGCGCTGCATTGAAAGTTGTAATAGTTGATGCAAGATCAAAAGTACAACCTAATGTTAATGGTTTGTACGGCTGGCAAGATAAAGGCAATGTAGTTAAATCAAGAACAAGTAGGTTTGAGTCATTTCCAAAATATAATCCTTTAGTTATTCGCAAAGGTTTAACTTATAGATTAGGTAGCACTAAACGAAATGACGCAGGATTTGTTGGAACTTATGTATTGTTAAACAAGTCAAGGGCTGGCGGAATAATTGAAACTGCTGGTAGAAAAAATTGGGGCGGAGACCCTGATAGTCAAAGTAATAATCCTAGGGCTGGCGCATGGTTTAACCAATCTATTCAAGGAACTTACGGCGGAACAAAAAGTATTGGCAAAACACGATTTGATTCAGGTCGTTTACTTTACAAAGCATTTTATGAAGATCAAGGTAAAGTTACGGACGCAGTATTTAGGGCAATTGACAAAGCAGTTAGAAACTACAACATTGCAACAAAGACAAATGCAACCGATCTTTATTCCTCTAAGCCTTCGTATGGGATTGCAGCATGACAATTAATATTCCGATAGTCTCAACATTTAAAGATAAAGGAACTAAACAGGCACGGTCTAGTTTAGATAAATTAAGTGGCAGCGCAAAGAAACTTGGCTTGGCTTTAGGTTTAGCCTTATCAGTTAACAAAATTGTTGCATTTGGTAAAGCATCTGTTAAGGAATTTACTGATTCAGAAAGAGCAGCAGCAGCGTTACAAAACACCCTAAGAAATACTGGCAACCTTTTATCATTTCCTGATACTGAAGCAGGTATTAAAAACTTAGCAAGATTAAGCGGCATTGCAGACGACACTTTAATTCCTTTATTTAATCAGTTATATTTATCAACTGGCAATGTTGCCCAAGCAACAAAAGATTTAAATACTGCAATTGAAGTAAGTCGTGGAAGTACAAACGAATTAGGTACAGTTGTTGACGCACTAAGTAAAGGTTATGCAGGAAATACAAAAGGACTAGGTTCACTCAATGTTGGTTTAAATAGAGCATACCTAGCATCTGCAGACATGGCTGCTATTACAAAAGAATTAAACAATACATTCGGTGGCTCATCTGCCGCATTTCTAGAAACCTACGCTGGCAAGGTAGCGGTATTAAATAATCAATGGAGTGAGACTAAGGAAATAGTTGGTCAAGGCTTAGTTATGGCTTTTGAGACCGCAACAGGTAATCGTGGCGCTAAAGGCATGACCGACTCAATGGAAGAATTGGGCTATGTAATAAGTGCGGTTGTAATTAGATTAGGTCAATTGACTAGTATGCTTGGCACGGACATACCTTTAATTAGTGACCTATTAAAAAGAACTACAGACGGCTGGAAGTTTTTACTTGGAGTTGACGATACTCGCCGTGATATTTACAATGAAATTCTTAAAACTAACACACGCTTAAACTATGAGGCAATGTTGGCTGCTGAGGCTCAAGCCAAGAGAAACAAAGAGTACCTAGCATTTTTAGCAAGGCAAAAGAAACTGACCGAGGCTTCAGCATTAGCCGCCAAGAAACGCGCAGCCGAAGAAAAGAAAATTGCTGAAGAAAGAAAATTATTAGATCAGGCTGGCAGTTTGTTTGATTTAGACCAAATTCAAATCTTTGCTGCATTGCAGAATAAAATCACAGATCAAGAGAAGTTAAGATTGTCTTTACAGTTGGCTTTAATCCAAGAAAATGCTTCAGAGGCTGCTAGGCTAGCAACAGACTTAGTTAAGTCTCAATTACAGACTACTAATCTTGCTGCTGCTATTGCTAAGTTGCCTAAAGCCTTATACCCATTTGAAGGCTGGTCTAAAGATATTGACAATTTAATTAGACAGATTTTATTAATGATGCAGTTGTTAATGAATATGCCAACTAGTCCACTAGGTAAGCCTGTTGTTGGCACTCCAACATATTACACAGACTTAGCAAAAACTTTAGTTAACACTCAAGGTTATATGGGCATGAGTGAGCAACAAATTGCAGGTGAAAGATTTAAAGAAAGTGCTGGGCGTTTTGGTGGCATGGAAACTGCACCTGTAACTGTTATCAATGTCAATGGTGCTACTGAAGGGTTATTAAACGAGTTGCGCAATGGTCTTATCAACTCATCTGCTTCAGGTTCGTTTTCAACTGTAAGTCCATTTAGATAAAATGACTTTACCTGTACTTAACATAAGCCTAAACTTTTCGTCGGGCGCTACCTTTGGTAATCCGTTTACAATCGGAGACCCTGTAAACGGTGTGTTAGGTGTTGGTATTTTGTCAGATCAAACTGCGCCTTCCTTAGTTATAGATTTAACGGATGTAACTAGAGGAATTAAGATAAACCGTGGTCGCAATATAAGTCGAGATACTTACGAGGCTGGTACTTGCACGGTTAGAATATTTGACCAAGACGGAAGATTTAATCCACAAAATACTAGTTCTGATTTGTATGGTTATTTAACTCCATTAAGAAAATTAAGAATATCTGCTGAGTATAACGGTTTAGATTATTACCTATTTAGCGGCTACACAACAGATTATGTTTATACATACGACCAAGCAGAAAATGTATCTTATGTAGATATTAACGCTGCAGATGCTTTTAGGTTGTTCGCCATGGCTACGGTTGTATCAATTACAGGTCAAGCCAACGGACAAGATACTGGCACTAGAACTGCCAAGATATTAGACACAGTAGATTTTCCTAACTCTATGAGAAGTATAGATACTGGTGACTCTTTAACTCAGGCTGACCCTGCAACCAATAGAACTGCTTTAAACGCGCTTGTTAATGTAGAGACCTCAGAACAAGGCGCTTTTTATATCTCACCTGAAGGCAACGCTATATTTAAGAATAGATCAAACACTATTAGTTCAGCAGGTGGCACACCAATTGACTTTAATCAAACAGGAGGCATACCATATAAGAACTTAGTGTTTGCTTTTGATGACAAACTGATTGTTAATACTTGCGCAGTTACTAGGGTCGGCGGCACAACTCAAAACTATATTGATGCAGATTCAGTTGCCACTTACTTCCCTCACTCAATTTCATTTAGTGACTTAGTAGTGCAAACAGATACAGACGCAGCCAATATAGCCGCTATCTATGTTGCGACACGCAGCACGACTACAATCCGCATTGACCGTATGAGCATTGACCTTTATGACCCTCTAGTTCCTAGCGATACTATTTTAGGTTTAGATTACTTTGACAATGTTCTTATATCTAACATACAGCCTGATTCTTCAGTCATCACAAAAAATTTACAGATTCAAGGGGTTAATTGGGAAATCAGCCCGAACTCTTGGATTGGCAACTTTACTACACTAGAACCTATAACAGATGGCTTCATAATCGGGAACTCCACATACGGCGTTCTTGGTGATGATATACTTAGTTACTAACAAGGAGATATAATGGCAACAGGTTTTCCAGCAAGCACAGGTGATGTACTCTCAGCAGCAATGTTTAATGGCTTGACTGCCTTTACGGTAGGTACTGCCAACACAGCAGACTACACAGCAGTTCTAGCAGATCAATACCAAGTATTAGAGGTAATGAACAAGGCAACCGCTATTGCATTTAAGATTCCAACTAACGCTTCAGTAGCATTTCCAATAGGAACTGCAATAACTATTTTAAATATTGGCGTAGGTACTTGCACAATTAGTGCGGTTACTTCAGGAACTACAACAATTTTAAGTGCAGGTGCAGTCGCAGCAGCGCCAACTCTTACGCAATATAAATCAGCAGTTTGCATTAAAACAGGAACTGATGATTGGTATGTAGTAGGGGCTATTGCATAATGATAGGCAATATAATCTCTGGCTTATATGGCATACCTACCCCACCGAATGTTACTGTTGATTATTTAGTAGTTGCTGGGGCAGGCGGTGGTGGTGGATCGGGAAATGATCGTACTCGCGGCGCAGGTGGTGGCGCGGGCGGTTTGCGTTGCACAGTAACTGCAACAGGTGGTGGGGGAACTTTAGAAACTGCTTTAAGTTTATCATTGGCTACTAATTACACAGTTACTGTTGGCGCGGGTGGCGCAGGCGGTGGTGCATATAGCAAAGGTAGTGATGGTAATGATTCAATTTTTAGCACCATAACTTCTACTAAAGGCGGCGGGGGTGGTGCGTGGTTTGATGGCGTTACTGGGCAAGCAGGAAATGGCGGCTCAGGGGGTGGTGAAGGTAATCATCAAGCAGGTGCAAATACTTTTGGGACTGGCACGGCTAATCAAGGTTTTAATGGTGGCGTTGCGAGTGGTGCGGGAAATACAGACCCTACAGGCGCAGGTGGCGGCGGTGGCGCGGGTGCGGTTGGTGTAAATTATGCCAGCGGAAATGGCGGCGCGGGCGGCGCGGGTGTAGCAACTTCTATTACAGGATCATCCGTTACATACGCAGGCGGTGGTGGCGGATCGGGAAGTGCGTCAGGTGGTGCAGGTGGAAGTTCAATCGGTGGCGCAGGTAAAACAGGAAATAATGATGGTAGTAATGGAAACACAAATACGGGTTCAGGCGGGGGTGGTTCATCAACAGCGTCAGGCGGCAGTTTTACTGGTGGCTCTGGCGGTTCAGGTGTTGTAATCCTTAGATATGTAGATACTAGAACAATATCTATCGGCGCAGGTTTAACTGGTACAGAAAGTGCTGCAAGTGGTGGATATAAGAGAGCCACTATTACAGGTGGTACTGGAAATGTGAGTTGGTCATAATGGCACACTATGCTTTTTTAGATGAGAATAATATTGTTACCGAAGTTATAGTCGGTATTGATGAAACAGAAACTATTGAAGGATTAGATACTGAAACATGGTATGGAAACTTTAGGAATCAAGTTTGTAAGCGCACTTCATATAACAATAATATTAGATATAATTATGCAGGTATTGGTTATACATACGATGCTGTAAGGGATGC